CGGGAATGCTTGGTTAGTGGTAGAATCATTGCATGGCTTTTAGTGATGCGTTTTCGGATTCAAGTATATGGATAGTATTTTCCAATGACTCAATCCGTTGACGCAAAACTAATAACTCATTGCGTAATTCTGTTAACTCTTTGTTTTGTGCTTCGGCAGTAGCCTGCCACATCGCCAGCACCGCTTGGGCTTGCTTGACTTGGAGGCTATCTGCCGTGAACTTGCCCTTGGTCATCCAAGCGACTGCACCGCCAACGATTGCGCTGACCGTGCCGATAATGGTCGTTTCGATGAGGTTCACGCCTTGGGAACTTCGGGTTTAGCCTTTACTTTCTCTACGGCCATCCAACCAACTGAAAGCAAGGTTATTAATGCACCGATAATTTCCTGCAAAGCAGTTGCGTCAAGTAACCCTTTGGCTACGAGTGTGCCACCGATGAAGGTTAACAAGTGGCGAAGAAGAGCGATGATTGCTGATTGCATGAGGTTGGGTTTGTCGGGGTTACGCTTGCGGAATAGTCGCATATTGGTAGATGTTATTTCGTACTGGGTGTTGCAAATTCTTGGTAATCGGCCTCGTATTGAGCATCCCAACCGAGGAATGAATGCACTCCGCAAGGCGTGGGCCACACGATGTAAGCGTTGAGCGATGCAGGGCAAGCGTCTTGGAATAGTATGTCGTAGCAAACCAAGCCATCCAGTTCTCCGAGCGGAACTGCCGTGTCAAGCGGTTGCAGGGATGCGAGCAATTGGTCTGCAACCTTCTGCGATGGGAATGCGAACTTGCGGAAGGTAGGCATTACGGGGTTGTTAGGGCTGCGAGTTCTGCGTTGGTCAAGCGGGTGGTGTAGAGGGCAACGGCACGGATGCGGTCGTTGATATTACTACCAGCCAAACCTGTTTCCGCATTTCCGAGAAAAATAGACGAACAAGCAGGAACTAAAGCGATTGTATCCGTTCCAACTTGCACGCCATTAATATAAAAAGCGTAATCATTCAAAGCGTAACCCACTGCTATTTTGAAAATGCCTGCAACTTGCGATGATGAATTAATGTCAACTTGTGATGCCGTGGCAACAGTCGCTAAAAGCCTTATCCTGTTAGACGTATTAAATAAAAGTATAATCCTATTATTGGATGTTCCATCGCTTATGCCAAATAACCTTGCAGGAGATGGGAAATTCCTCAAATCCACCTCCGCATAAAGCGTTCCCTGCGTCTGCCCGATACTGCCGCTTACCGCTCCGCTGACCGAAACCACGTCTGCGTTGCGGGTGACTGACCCCGTGGTGGTGGGGATGTAGGATGTAGCAACCGAGCCTGTTTCAAGTTGTGCGCCCCATATATATGCGCTTCCTCCGCTGACGGTTGCAGGAAGATTGCTTGCTATTGCGGATGTTGGGCGAATTGATATATTAGCAGAAGCGGGAGTGTACGATACAGTTACCGTCATATTGCAACGATACCATCCATTTCCATAGTTCTCAATGCTTGCTCTTGTTAGCGTAAATCCAGCACCAAGCGTTCCACTTGCGCCAAGTGTACCTGTATCAAGCCTAAAAGATTGAACAACGCCTGATGCATAGTTTGTAGCAGTTCCTTCTTGAATAGTTAAAGAAACGCCACTTGCAAGCGCAAGGTTTCCAGCCTGTGCAAATAAGGAAAAGGTGTGAGTTGTTCCACTTGTAATTGCGGCAATAGTTTGTCGCAATCTTGCCGTACTTGAATTTGCTTCAATTAGCGTGCCGTTGGTATTATTAAATGGTGAAGTATATCCTGTTGTAATTACCAAATTCGCTTGCAACCAAGTCGTCAAGAAATTCTCACTCTGCAACGCTAAATTACTCCCACTCGGCTCAACCAAAAGCGCAGGACAACCAACCGTTCCACCGCTTGCGAAATAGTCCAAGCGTGGTATTCCGCTCGCAACCGATTCAATGTAGCCGCTCGCATTCACACGGGTTGCGGCAGTCGCACGGGTTACAGTAAAGTCACCTGCTCCGCTGGTTGGGATTTGGGAATACAACTTGCCCGACTTGAATCGGGAGGGAACTATGAGGAGGGAAGGTGTCGGCATTCTTAGAAGTTGAATATTACCGAAAAGCGACCATACAGGCATCCGCTGACGGCCGCCTCTGCCGTAGCCGCTCCATCCGCATCAGCACGGGTGTTGAATGCCGCCCAAGCAGATGCCGATAAGCCACCGCCTTGCAGGGTGCTTAATGGATAGCCGTAACCGTAGCCAATCAGCATTAGAGGAATGTATATCCGATGACGCTTCCAACGCTGGGAGTTACCGCAGTAATCTTGCCGCCGTTTCGGCCCGATATAACGATGCCAGCGGACACGGACTTGCCGCTCATAGCATAGGCAGTCAGCAGGTTCTCGCCTCCTGTACCTGTTAAAGTCGTGAAGGTTGCAGCCGTGTTGACCACAATGAAGTCAAAGTTTGCGCCCGATACGGCAGCGTCAATGAATTGCATCGTGCCGCCCTGACCGAGCATTTGTTGTAGAATTGGAGTAGGCATTGCTTGGGGGTATTTAGGGTAAATGTATTTTAGGAGGGAATTTCACAAACGGAATGCGAGTACGGAATTTCAAAGGTCATGGTTGCCACCCATCCCGCCGTACGGTCATCTCGGCTCTCTACGAAGCGTGTAAGGTTCACGGAGGTACTTAGCGTCCATTCTTGCGTCGGGTCGTTTGTAAGGGCTGAAATGAAGTCCTGCGCTATTTGCAGTTGGTCGCTCAAAACCTCGTCTTCATTATCCTGCCAGCCAAGCGTTGGACTGCCTGAAACCACGCCACCCATCGTGGCAATGGATTCCACCCTGTCAGAAAAATACACGCCCACAGTAAGAACCAAACTACCCAAATCCGTAGTCGCTGACTGCACATCCGCAAACACCAACGGATAGACGATTCGCTCACGGCTTGGTGTGCGAAGGTTTATCGTGTTGTCCGTTCCGATTGCAAGCGGGTCGCCAGTTCCGAACGAGTTCACCTGCGGGTGACTGTTTGCAAGGTTCAGGAGTGCTTGCTTGATTTTTATCCAAGACATAGGCTTGTAGTTTCAAAATGTTTTTAGCGTGTGCGCCCATAGTTAGCAGTTGTTGCAGTAAGGGTCGTAACCGTAAGGCCAAGGGCGGTCCAAGCCAGCACCACGGCGCAGGGTTCTTGCATCCAAGGCCATGCCTGTGTTGTAGTTCGTGCCGTTCGGGTATATCGTATCCAAAGCCGATGGCGGGGAGTTGAATAGCGGGTAGTCGGTGCGGTTCTCCATCAGGTAGCGGGTAATCCTCTCCGAGTACCATTCCGCATCGTTCTTCACTTTGTCGGTCAGGCGGGTAATCTCGTCCATGCTCATCTGCGAAGATTCCTCGCTCGTTCTGCGGACCATGCCCTTGTTCATGTACTTAAATGCAAGCACCATCGGGAGTTCGTAATACAACCATTGCACCATCGCAGGTTGGATGTAGTCCTCCAGCAGGGTGTTGTTCAAGGCCGTGGTTGTGCCGCTGACCACCTGCCCTACCATTTCGTTGTACAGGGCCGATCCGACTATTGGTTGGATCCGCATCTCCTGCACCTTCACGATGGTTGGCCGAATCTGCGTAAACGAAACATTCTCGTTGATTACGGAATTGTCCAGCAGGGTTTGTTCGCTGATAAAGAGTGCCTTCATGCTTTTGTGATTTTATTGCCCTTGCGGATTACTATCTGCTGCTCCCATACATGGCGGCATTGTGGACGGTTCACTCCGCTGGCCGTGTGATACCAACCGCCTCTGCGATTCCATACGGAGTAACCCATGATGCTGGAAATACCATTAATGTCGTCACGGGTGTACACCTTGCCTTGGTCAGCCAAGTCCATCATCACCTTGCAGAACTCACGGCTTGTGCGCTTGTCCTTGTCGCTGAATCCTGCGGCCCATGCGTATTTGTAACGCACTTCCAGTACTGGTTCGGCCACTTCCTTCACGCCTTTGGGCAGGTTCTTCTCAACGATTTGGTCAGCCGCCCTTGCAATGGGGTAGCGGTCTTTGTTTATCAAGTACGCCACTCGCTTGGCAATTTTCGCCTTGCTCACTCCGAACTCCTTGGCCATTTCTTCCACGCTTGCGTCACGGTTCTTCTTGCGGTAGGCTACAATTTTCTCGTCCAACTCTTTCTCTTCCTCGCCCAGTTCGGCAAAGGCTTGACGTACTTGCGTGTCCAAGTCGGAATCAAAGCGCATTGGCTTGGAGTGCATTACCACGTACTCATCCGCATTGCTGCCGAATTTGCTTGCAACGACCTCAAGTACCTTGTATTCTTCATCGCCCCATCCAAGGTCGCTCTCGTCATCTTCCTCACCCCACCACGGTTCGGTAGGGTTGCTGAACTTCTGCTCCTGCACTCCGAGCAAAGTGTTGACTTCCTGTGCGCTTAAGCCGAATCCAGCGGACAACATGGTGCGAGCCATCTCCAGAGTAATCTTTTCCTGTGCATAGTGACGCACGATTCGCATCAGGTTTTGGTATTCCCTGCCCGATAATTTCTTGATGTTGTCGTTGCTCAACTGCGCAGGTGCTTGCGGTTGCTCATCAGGTTGCGGATTCGGCCCAACTACGTCAGCAGGTTGCTTTTCCAAAGGAGGCAATCCCGCTTTCTCACGCAGTTCTTCGGGTGTCATGATGGTCAGCAGGGCTTGCTCGGATAATCGTTCCGTAATCGGCTCAACGGGTATCAATTCAATTCCCTCAACACCGTTGAAAGAACCCAAGTAGTTTATCATCCGCTCCACCTTGCGAACCCTGTCGTTCACATAGGTCGCTTTGAATAACTCGTAAGCCTCCACCAGTTCCTGCCTGCCTCCCAGTTGGCCTTCGGTCTTCACGCCGAATAGCATTGGATTCACCACACGGTGGCTGATGAAGATTTCCTGTTGGATGGCCTTGTTGAGAATCTCAAACTGCTTGTCCATATCCGATGGAGTGAGCGGCTCAAGGGTCGGTGCTTTACTCACATCATCATTGAACGTCACCACGAAGCGGCCAGCGTTGTCCGTGCCGCTGAACTTGCGCTTGATTTGACGCTCAATGTCGCCTTGTTCTTCAGGTGTCGGAATCCCGTTATTGAAGTTTATGAGATAGCCGCCCCAAAAGTTGTTGCGGAGGTTGTTGTTGTGGAAGTTCGCTACCTGCACATCCGCTTCAATCCACGCCAAGCCGCCCATGTATTCGGGCAGGGGATAGGATTTCACGCCTGCCGCATACACCCGATAATAGAACAGTTGCTTACCAATGCGGTTGTCAGGGTCAAAGGCAGGGATCTTCTCAACATCGCCAATCTTTGGATACAACTGCACCATGTCGTCGTTGTACCATTCGGCAACTTGGAACATCCGCTCTTCTTTGTCAACCCTGATTTTCTCGAACGGGATATGCTCCATTTTCGCAATCGTTCCCATCTTATTCCAATGCACGCAAACTGCAAAGCCGTTGAAAATCTCCAAGTCCAAAACGAGTTTTTCGGTGATGTCGTTCAGGTCATCGTGTTCGGATAAGCCGTCAAAGAACTTGGCGTAGCGGGCCTGCTGCTCCACGGTCATCTTGTCACCGGGCTTCCATCCACCGCCCATGATATAGTTAACTTTTCCGTTAACTATTGCGTTGTGCTTGCTGCTTCGGCGGTAGTTGTCCAGCAAATAGTAGGGGTACTCGTTGAACGCACCGTAGGTGATGTACTTGCCCGCCTTGTTTTCGAGCATTACGGGTACTTTATGCTCAATCCCAAGCCATTGGGTGAATGATTGTTTTATGCTCATAGCGTATGGACTGTGAAGGATAGGGCCGAAATCGTGATAGCAGAAGCGGAATCCACGGCGTTGATGTAGATGGAGAACTCTGCATTGTCCGTGCCTTGCAGAACTGTTTCGGTAAACACCGCATGGCCGTTGGTGTGCGAGGTGGTCAAGTCAGCCATGGACTGCGCAATGATTGTGCCGTTCTTGGCGATGTAGATTTTTATCTGCGCACTATTCACCTGCGAAATGACCATGTTCACCGACACCCGAAGCATAGCCTGCGTTGTGCCTGTGTAGGTGATGGCCGTGGTTGTGCGGGTAAAGTTGTAAGTTGACAAAACACCCAACTTCATCGCAGAGGTCAACTTGACTGCGCTACCTTGCGTTGGTGTCCAGTTCGTTGGTGTGTCAAGGTAAAGGTTCGCAACGCCCCGCTCTCGGTCAAGGGTTGCGGTATCGGCAAGGTCGTCGAATAGACCACCCACACGGGCGGCAGTATTCGCTCCTGCGGCGGTTTCGGTGGTGATGGTTGCGGCACTTGCCTGCAACTGGGTGCGAGTTTGTACGCTCATGCGAAGGATGGATCAAAGGTGGAATCGAATATCCCGACGGCACTTGCCGCATAGGGTTGGTAGGTGATGGTATTGGCGTAGGTGTTGAATGTCAGCGAAACTACCTGTACATACGCCAAGCCCGTTTCAACCACCGCAACGGCTGCTGCAACCGTGCTATTGGTATCGTAAACTTCGTAACGATACGAGCCTGTTTCAATCGACCCCACGGCAAGCGAAAATTTGTCATAGCGTTCGGTGTAGGAAGAAAGGTTGTCCGATTTCAGCAGGGTGAAGTCGGTGCTGACGTTCTTGGCGATGTTCGTGAGCCGCAAGATATAGCGGTCGCCCGAAGATGCTCGTTGCGTCCAAGTGACGACGATGGTGTTGGTGGTGTTCGGGGATAGGTATATCATCCTATTCTCAAATGTAGGATGCGCCCGAATTTCACAATTTGCGCCCGATATTGCGGTACAGTTCGGCTCTGCGCTCGGCCGTCTTGCTGATGTCAAACCGCTCACGAACGTCCTTGGACAACTGCACGGCCAAGGAACGAGCGTAGTCGGGTTCGTTCACAAACTTCCTGACCGCCTTGTACCAAGCGTCCTTCTTGCCGTAAGGTATCAGCAGACCGTTGTGACCGTGGACCAAAATATCCGTGTAGGGGATGGTTTCGCTTGCGATGATAGCCTTGCCCATCCATCCTGCCTCGACTACCTTCAACTCCGATTTGAGCCGGTTGAACTTCGTGTCCCGGAGCGGGGCGATGGTTGCGTTGATGAAGTTGTACCCGCCCACATAGGAGTAGATGTCAGCGGCTTGGATGCGTCCGTAGTTCGCATTCTTGCCGTTGCAGGATAGCATACGCTCGTAGTCCACATATACAGGGTTCTCGTTCCATCCACCAAGGTAGATTTTGTACTTCCCATCAAGGGAATGGTCATGGGCAAGCAATCCGAAGGAATGCTCCACGAGCGCAATGTCCTCCTGATGCTGCGCCCCGCCAAACCATCCAATCTTAAACTTATCTTTCTCAGGCTCTTCGTCAGGATTGGCCTGATACTGCTGATACGCTTCGTAGGGTTCGTTCGGCAGGATGGTTACATTCTTGTTCAGCAAGCGAATCTTCTGCGCCAAGTGTTCGGTTGTCGTGGTCACATGGTCCGCAAGTCGGATGTGTTCCCGTATTTGCTCATCCAATTTGGTGGACAAATAGTGGCGGTACATGATGTGCCCCGATTCCAGCACCCAGTAGTCATCCAAGTCCAAGATTACCTTCGCTCCAAACGCCGTGAGAGCCTTGTAAACGCCTCGAATTTGGTCAAGCGTGCCTTGACACCACAGGCGATTAAAAAGCCATATATCAACGGTTTTAAGGTCTTCATCTTTGACATTGGCGATGTTGTCCACGCACACATAATCGAACTCCGTGTAGTTGTCGCCGAGGTAAGCGTTTGGCATCTCCAAGCGGTAGAACGAGCAGCCCGTTGGATGGGCGTTGTAAACGATGCAAATTCTCATGCTCAAAGGTACAAAAAAAAGGCCACCCCCGAAGAGATGGCCTTAACCACTAAACCATGCGGAGTATGAGTTCCGCAGGTCAAAGATACTCTACGAGCCGCTGATTTGCGTTGCGGAGGCAGAGAAAGTTGTGCTTGCGATGAGCAGCATTGGGTTTGTTTCCATGCCAGAAAGCGTCATCTCGTAGCCACTCCTGTCGCCGAATGCAGTACCAGTTCCAGCAGTTCCAGCAGTTGCCTCCAATCCGTTGTCGGCTCCCAGCAACCAGTAGCGACTGTTATTGTCTTGCACGATGACAATCAAACGGTTGCGAGCCAAGAGGCGCAGTTCATTGCGGACCGCTACCTGCAACTTGTTGATGGTAAAGGTGACTTCGGGCGTGTAGAATAGCGTGCCGTTCTCAACGCTGGCGTTTAGCGTTTCGGTCATACTGGAGGTAGCCTTGGTCAAGTCGTACTCGAAGAACGAACCTGACGCATAGCCAGTAAAGCCAGTAACCGTTCCGCTACCGTTGGTATTAACCGAACCCGTAGCGTTGAAGGCTTGGACGTAGATTGTTTTGATGCCACCGATTGAATCTCGGCATCCGAGGGCGTAGCCCGTGGTGAGTGAACAGGACATAGTGTATTTTTATTTTAGGAGTTGCAAGAATAAAAAAGCGGGGGGAAGTTGCCCTCCCCCCTTACACTTAGGCCAATTTGAAGTCAACCATCAAGTCGGGATAGGCGAACTGCACACCTGCTTTGAAGGCGGCTTGGAAGCGCACTTCATCGTTGTCCTGAGAATACCACATTGAGAAGTTTTCTTCATCGCTCAACAAGTCAGTTCCATAGAACAGGTTGCCGAGATAGGTTGCAACGATGCGGTTCGTTCCAGTCAAGCCGGGAACTGCAACGATGCGGACGTTTGTACCGGGGTAGATGATGTCACCATCGGCCAAGCCCTGCAAATCCACTTGGTTGTACATGACACCAGTTTGCGACTTCATCGCTCCAATCAAGGTGCGGAAGTTGTTCCATCCGCAGAAGATAACGAGGTCGTTGCGGGTCAGGATAGCCTGTGGGATGTCGTTGTAAACTTTGTCGAAGATGCTGATGACGTTGGAAGTTGTGATACCAACGGAAGCAGATACTGGATTCCAAGTAGTGCTGGAAGCGTTGGCGAGAACGGTAGAACCCGATGCAGCGTTCAGCAGTTGATTTACACCGCTGAAGTAGGAGTTACCCTGCCAGATAGCGGTTTCCAAAGCCTCGGCGATGCGGAGAGCCTTCTGCTCGGAGAATGCTTGCTCGAAAGGAACGCCGTCGTAGGTAGAACCAGCAGTCAACTGGGATTGCATCCAGTACTGCTCCAAGGAACGAGGGCAAAGAGCCTCTTGGATTTTCATTACGCCAACGGTGATATTGCGCTGCGTGAATGAGGTGTTGCCTGTTGGAGACCATCCGCAGATTGTTCCTGACCCGATGTTGGCATCGGTGTCCATGAGGTTAAGGGCAGCGGCTGACTTGATGCCAACTTGCTTGGTGAACAAGGCGGCAGAACGAGCGGCGAAGACCGCTTTGGTGATGAGGGGGAGGCGCTGCTGCTCGGTGTAAGTAGTCAGCGGTGCAACGAATGAATAAGCCATGGCTTTGTTTTTGGGGGGTTAAGGATTAATTGGATTTTTTGAGGGTTTGGATTGCTTGTGCGAGTGC